TAGTCTGTTAGCTCTGATAGCGGCTCCAGCTTTGCGTTGACATTGGCTTCAACCGCCGATACCCGGTCGTCAACCTTACTTGAAATATTGGTAAGCTGTGTATCTACTGACTGCTCTACAGAGTTTATGCGGGTGTCAACATTACCTTCAACCTCGGATATGCGCTCATCGAGGTTTTCCTCCACGCCATCTACACGGTTATCCATGTTACTGACATTATTTTCGATGGTTGTAAGCGCGGCCATGCGGAGAATGTTTTCATCAAGATTAAGATAGAAGGAAGCGCCATCTGCGCTCTGGATTGTACCGGCAGTCAGATGTGCTGCTGTGATTGCTGTGGCCAACAGACCCGAATCAAGAGTTGCGCCCATGGTGAATGGGCCATTATAGCCGTTGGACGAAGCTGCCCAGCCTTCATAGTTGAAGCGCCATACCTTTACGGCCTGTGCCGGGTCAGGGTTATCTGCTATATACAGTTCGTCGGGCATGCCATCATTGTTGGTGTCTATCAGTCTGACTGATCCACCAAGCGTTCCAAGGATGCCGTCCGTAAGTGTGTTGACTATGCTTTCTACTAAAGTCCTGCTGGGCTTTTTGGCAATTTCCTTCTGCTGGGCGAGTACGGTATCCGCAAAGTTGTTTTTTATGCTGCCGAGGGTGACTGATTCATACCTATCGAGAAGGGAGTTGTACTGTATCTCGACCGCCCTTGCCCGGGCGTCAATGCCCATCTTTTCAAACTGTACGGTCACAGTATCACCAAGATAGATGTTCTCAAGCAGGCGCATCCCTTTGTATTCCTCAGACTGTTCCAAAGTGACGAACTCCACTTTCCAGCTTACAGTCGGAACACCGATGTCATTGTTCACGATATAGGCTTCGCCGCGCTCACGGAGCTGTTCTTCTGTGGGCACACTTTCAAAGAACTCTGTAAGGTCAAGGGAAAGAATACGGTCAAACCCGTAAGTGCCTGCAGCTCGTATGATCCGCTCTGGCAGCTGGACAAGCGTATCGGTTTCTGCGTTATACCAGTACGGGTACACACCGGTATAAACATTTGAGCAGTTTGCATCCTGCTCCACGTTGGTCATGTTCTTTCCGTATCTGATTGCAACGCCTCGGTTGCTGCCTCTCCGGTTCCATAGCTTTGCCTTGTAGCCATCGAACTCCCATTCTCCTTTGTACTTATCCAGAATACTGCCCTCACTGCCGCCAAGCATCATCCACAGATTTTTGGGTGTGGAAAGCTTGAATGGACTTGCTACTGCCTTATCCGTTTCAAAAGAAAATGGGCAATCAGTAGTAGCGTTAGTCTTAATTCCAGAAAGTGCGAGGCCAAGGGAGTCTGCCTCATAAGGGGAAATAACAATGCCGCTCATGTCGTAGGCAATGTGACGTGCGTAGATGGTCACGATGCCATTGAGCGGCTTGGTTATCCTATATATTCTAAAGGGCTGATCATCACTTATGGCATCCACCTTTGCAGTCACAATTGACCGCAGACCGATGTCTTCGTAATGCTGCCCTGTAACTGGGTATTTCATGGTGAGCTCATACTCACCGTTTATCTTCTGATTCACCAAGCAGGACACTGCATCAACAAGTGTCCCCAGACCGTTATTGGTGAAATCTATTGCTGTTGGAGAATACAGCTTCATACTGTCCACCACCTTGGTGTGATCTCGACGGCAGTTATATCGCCGTCCCACGATACGTTGTTCTCACCGGGAGCAAGTTCTGGGAACGCACCGGTCATAGTACAGTTTTTGTTCTCCAAGTTCTTGTATGCGTTCTGGCTGTCACAGTCCAAAATGACATATTCATCGATATCGCTAAAGCTGACTGTTTGCTGCCCCACGGTGACGGTTCCGGCTCCGGTTCCACTAACCTTTATGAGCGGGAGTGCGTAAAACAAAGTGGGGTTTATTAACACCGCACCTACTTCCATATCCACGGGGTCTTCACCACTTGTGAGGAAACGCTGCGGCTTGCAATCAAAGAGCAGTTCGCATGTACCGCTCTGGTTTAGAAACCTCATCTCAAAGTCCAGTGGCCCGGAGAATTTTGCCATGCGGAACTCATCAGGGTGGTAGCTGTCCTCTAAGCGGCAATAACCCTGCGGCTGCAACAGCCATGCTCTTACTTTGGCTGCGTTAGCCTTGAAGTTTGCGCGAATAAACGCGGGGTATTTCACCAGCACGTTTTTGTAGCGTTTGTTGCTCACGATAATATCTCCGCTCCTGCCGGGGATGGAATATGAAATAGTGTCCAGCTCAGGGGAATTAAAGGTACCTTCCCCTGAGACATACAGCCCGTATTCGGAGCTACTTTTACCATTGAAGATTATTCTGTTTATGCAAACACAGCTCCTTTCCGGTCTGTTGCAGCCTGCATCTCATCCATTATGATATTCGCCAGTTCATGGATGTCTTGTCCTGCAGCTCCATAAACATTTATAGTAACCCCACCGAAATTGTGGGTCGTAGTATTGTTATTGGTCAAGGGCTGTACGACTGCCTGTGACCCCTGCATGGTAAGAATCTCTGGCCCTGCTTCACCTACGATCGCGGAACCCTTACTGAGTATGCCGCCTGAAGCCAGATACGGGATTGTGCCAATGGTAGGTATACTAGGATGCCACGATCCACCGCCCAGCCAGCTCGGCATGGTAAAGCCCATATTGTTGAAGCCGCGTATCAGACGATTGATGCCGCCGATCGCGCCATTCAGCAAACCAATCAGTGCATTGAGCGGTGCCTTTGCCAAAGAAGCCAGTGCGCCGAATGCGCCGGAGAATATCTGCTTCACACCCTCCCAAGCCCGCTTCCAGTCGCCGGTAAACACACCACGGATAAAATTGATTATTCCATCAAATATCTGCTTTGCGGAATTCCATATATTTCGGACATTAGCTAGGAATGCATTAAGCGCGGATCCCAGAATTGGCCCGAAAATTTCGGTAAAGTCTTTAGCGAAGATCCGCTGCAGCCAGTCGTTTAGCTTATTCAGCAAGCCCTGAATCTCATCGCCCTTTGTGGCGATCAGCGCCACTAGCGCAATAATTGCTGCGACCACCAAAGCCATCGGATTTGCCAGCAGCCAGCTCATTGCTTTTCCGAGTGCTGGAATGACCTTTTCTGACACGGTATCCACTGCCTTGATGCAACCCGGTATGACTGTGCCTGTTAGCCCAGACACCCCTGATGCAATCAATGAAATTGTTTTTGCCACCGGTGCAATTGCTGCAACAAGCAAAATGGCTTTTGCTATCAGTGCCACCTGTGCATCCGTCAGTCCGTTAAGCCAGTCAACAGCTGCCTGCACTTTTTCTACCAACCCGGCAATATAAGGGGTCAGCTTTTCGCCTATGGAAATAGCTGCTCCTTCGAGGGCTGACTTGAGCAAAGTTATCTGTCCATTGAGGTTGTCCAACTGAATGTTGGCCATCTGCTGTGCTGCCGACTCTTCTGCATCGACAGTGGCATATATGGAATCTTTAAGCCCCTGATAGCTTTCCTCGGTTGCATTGACAATAGCCAGCATACCCGAGAGGCCTCTTGCGCCAAAAATGGTAGCTGCATATTGCATTTTCTGAGCAGTGGCAGTGTCAATGTTCTGGGCTTCGAGGTCAGCCATGATATCTTCGTATTCACGAAGATTGCCGTCGGCATCAACAACATCGACGGACAGTCCTGCAAACTGCTGGCGAAGCATCTGCATCACTTCGTCCAGCGTTTTCATGCTGCCGTCGCTGTTTGTGAGGCTCAGGCCAAGGGCGTCCATTGCATCTTTTTGGCTCTTGGTCGGGCTAACCAAGTTCATCAATGCCTGACGCAGAGTGGTACCTGCCTGTGTACTCTTAATACCTGCATTGGCCATGAGGCCAAGTGCAATAGCGGTGTCCTCAATAGAGTATCCTGCCGTACCGGCAAGTGGTGCTACATACTTGAATGCCTCACCCAACATACCGACCGTGGTATTTGAATGGGACATGGCCACGGCGAGTACATCGGAAAAATGTGCTGAGTCTTCTGCGGTGAGGTTAAATGCGGTAAGCGCATCAGTTACTATATCTGATGTTGTGGCCAAGTCCTCATTTGACGCTGCGGCAAGATACATGATACCCGGCAAACCGTCAAGCATTTGCTGGGTGTCCCATCCTGCCAAAGCCATATATGATAAAGCCTCCGCAGACTCAGCAGCAGAGAACTTGGTCGTTTCACCCATCTCTTTTGCTTTGTCCCGGAGGAGTTCCATTTCTTCCTCAGTTGCGCCGCATAGTGCCTGCACATTACTGAGCTGTTGTTCAAAGTCTGCAGATGCTTTGACGGCTGTACCACCAAGGGCAAGGGCTGCTCCAGATACCATTTTGGTGCTCTGGTAAACTTTGTCGGCACCAGCAGCTATTTTATCTGCCTCTGCAGTAATCTTGGCCAGTGCCACATGAGACTTGGACGCCTGCGTTTCAAGCTGGCGCAGGGCGTTTTCTGTGTCTATGATCTCTCTTTCAAGAGCCATAAACTGTTCAGAGTTTTTATCTACACCTGCATTCTGAAGCTGCTTTTCCGCTTCCTTAAGTGTTTCCAGTTTAGTTTTGGTGGCCTCGATCTCTTTGCCGAGCATCTGGTGTTTCTGTCGAAGAAGCTCGGTATTTGTCGGGTCGAGCTTAAGAAGCTTTTCAACATCCTTCAGTCCCTTCTGGGTTGAGGTGATTTCCTTGTTGACCCCAGATAGCGCCTTGGATAGACCTGTAGTGTCACCGCCAATTTCAACGGTTATGCCCTTTATTCTGTTGGCCACAAACTCACCCCTTTCCGAAGAATGCTGTTATATCCTCCTGAGTTGCTTTGAACGGATATTTCTCGCGGTCGTTGGCCTTTTCCGTATACATGTCATAAACCATTCCGACCGTCATGTTTCTTAGAGCCTCATCTGACAACGACAACTGGGCACAGCGCAACATGAACGTGGCCCCGTTTGGCTCTCTCGTTGTCGCCCTTACTTTTTTCTCGGAACAGAAGTGGTCACCTGATTGGCATTCCACAGCTCCAAGATTGTGGGCATAATCTCATATATAGAAAAAACACCGTCGATGGTATCAAGCCACGCATCAGGAGTGTCGGGGACATCCTCGTTTGCATGCTTGATCATAAGCCATGCGGTGTTTTCAAATATGGTGAGGTCTAGGATGCTAAGCTGTGCATCCTGACGCTCTTCCTCAGTGGCATCCTTGGGAAGAGAAACAGCTTTCAGATATGCCTTCTGCAGCTGCCTCATGTCTGCGATCATGTCTCTTCCGAACTTAAAGCGATAAAGGCGAGGGATGAGAGCCGAGGCTCTCATCTTTACCTCTTTACCGCCAACATTTACTGTTCTTTCCATATTGGCTTACCTCCGTTTATTCTGCTGCTGTCTGGCTTTCACGGAATACGGACTTAAACCAGCCGCTCCTAACATCTGCAGGTGTTTCGGCAGTGGTTCTTGCAAATACGGTGCCATCCTCCAGCGGCACAGCAGAAATGGTGCTGCTCTGGGTTACAGGCTCCTTGGTCTCGGTGTTGGTAGTGGATGAGATAGCCGGTCTTGTGCCAGAGCAGTTATACATGACATAACAGTCGTTGCCACTATCACCGTCGATCTGAAACAGCAGCGCAAAGGACTTAGGCTCCTTGCTGGCATTTTCAGTAAGCACTTTAGAAGTAGCTCCTTCGATCCAGCCCCAGATATCCTTCATCATCTTGTCAATGAAACGTGCCATCTCGAGGTCACCGGAATAACCGTTGTTTGCAACAGTCTGGTAGTAGACAATACCGTCTGCGTAGAACGGGGTAATCTCACCCTGTGCTTCCAGTGAGAGATTAACTGCACCGGGTACATGGACAGGGGTTGCCCATGAATACGTGACAGCTTCCTCTGTAATGGTCTCAGTAAGCACCGCGTAATGCACGTTCTTCAGGTTGAACTGAACTTTATTTTCGGGCATTGTTAAACCTCCATTTGAAATGAATATATGGTTTTGTATAGCTTTTCGCTTTCGATCCATACTTCTGCTTTGTCATAAAAAATGTCGTACTGATCCAGCACGGCCTCCACCTGCTGTTCAGACGACAAATCTTTTTTATCCGTATAGAGCTCTATATGGACATTGTTCTTTTTGAAGTATGCTTTTCCGTCTGCCGCGAAGTTGTCTGCGCTTGGCAAGATGTAGCATACAAAAGGAGGAGCGGGCGCTTCTCCTTCAGCGAAATGGTCATAGGCGAACACAATGCCTATGGCCTTTAATATTTGGAGCAGCTTATTCACCGCGCAAGCTCCTTTCTATTTCGGTCTCAAGCATTTTCACACCACGCTCTTCTGCCGGTGCTATATGAGGGAAGGCTTTTGAACGGCCACCGTTTCTGAGTGCATGACCAAATTCCAGAAGATGTGCCAGCTGATACCGGTTTCTGGAATGAACTGTAATTTCAAGCTTTGTCTGCGACTCCAGAACATTTTTTGTAGCCCAGCTTTTCTTATAATGGCCGTACCGTTCCGGGGCATTGGCAGATATATCCTGCTTCACAGTCTTTGCTGTCTTCTTTACCGCTTCCTTCATGTTCGCGGAGCAAAGGCCGGAGTATTCGTCCAGCTGCTTCATTACGGTTGCAGCGAGGTTGCCAATCTTCACTCTGTTTGACATTCACCGAGCCTCTTTCTGGCACCTGAACTTTAGCGATTTCCGCTTGAAGTTCATATGGTCAATGCCGATTATGTTGTAAGGTTCACCCTCAAACATGATACGGTATCCATCCGTAGTGATGTCTGAAAGCGCCTTGCACCAGCGAACGGTGAAATCAATGCTGGGATGAACGGTGACCATGCCAGCTGTTTCTTCCTCAACGCCTTTTAGACTACCGTTTTCCCCGCTGCCAGTGGCGTAACATGAGTAGAAATCCACCCACTCATTCTTCCTGTTGCCGATTTCATCAACAACAATCGTATTCTGCTGCAGCGTGATCCGGATATTCAGAAGACTTATAACCATCAGAACGCCGCCTCCCGTTCAGTGGCAAGGATATATCTCAGAGATTTAGTCAGCTCATTCATATCTGCATTCTCACGATGCTCGTATAGATAGGCCACTGCATACAAGATTGCTGTTCGTGCAGCTGTTGACTCTTCGATGCTTTTACGCAGCGTATCTGCACACAGTTTTTCCGCTGTTTCAAGGAACTGGTTGATCAGACTGTCATCGTCAGAAAAGTCTACCCTGAGATATCCTTTTGCCTCA